TATATTACGGAAAAGACCCTAAGACGGTTCCGATAAATGACCTTCTCGAATGTGTGCATACAGTGCCGGGAGCGAATACGGACGGGATGGAGGCGAAATATCGCCAGCGTATTAGCTCCCCGCTGACAGCGGTTCGGTCATTCTGCATGAGTTGCATGGGCGGGAACATGGCGGATGTTCGCACTTGCCCGTCAACTAACTGTCCGCTTTGGATGTTTCGTATGGGGAACAATCCCCTGTACGGGAAACTCACCACGACGATTGACGAAGAAGCGGAGGATGACAGCGACCTCCATTATCTCGAAGACGAGGAAGAAACCGAACGTCTTGAGAAGATCAAAGGAGCCAACAATGGCGATGAAACGGCGTAGTAATATCGCGGAACTGGTGGACCTTCCAGCACCGAAAGAACAAGAATATGCGGTTACAACCGTTAGCGTTGACCCCATATACGGCAACTTGGACAGCGATATTGCGCGACGGGCTAGTGCCTTATCGCAGATTTCGGGGGACGTATTGCCGGTCCCCAAGAGCATGTCACCGGACGATCTGCTCAAACTCGTTCGCTGTTCATACAGCGGGAGCAACGTCGAAAACACCTACCGCCAGCGCATACGCTCCCCGCTCACGGCTATTCGCGGGTACTGCGTCCTATGCGCGGGCGGTCCCCGCGCCGCCAATAATTGCGACCTCATCACTTGCCCGCTCTACCCGTTCCGCACGGGCAAAAACCCGTTCTATGGGAAACTAAAACAAGCGGACACCGAAGCGGTGGATTAACCGCGTAACACAAGGAAAAACAAAACATGGCTACGAAAACCAAAAGAAAGAGAGTGGGGACGGTCCCTTTGCATGAACACAACAGGCTGCGTGACGAGCTTGGTTCCCTCTCGGATGAAGTCAGCGCACTTGAGGAACAGATTAACCAACTTAATAGAACCAACTCTGTATTGCGGGCAGAGAATACATCGCTCACTAAGCGAGTTCGTGCGTATGAAAAGGGAACGTCATACCTGATGGTTATTATCCGTTCCCTCCTTATGGCTACCAAACTCCCTCCCGAACAGCACGACAAGTACATGGTCCATGCCGAGACAGTGTTTTCGAGGATCGTCAGCGATGCGCCGGTCTTTGGAGACTCGGACACGAACGGGGAGGAACGTCTGGCGGTACGGCTTGGGGCCTGACGCTCGGAAAGATTGATCTTTCTGCCTCACTCGAATATGATCTGGCCCACGGGATTAGCAAACGTTTGCAAACCAGTGGGCCATTTTCATGTTAAAGCTAAAGCACACAAAGAAGGGACGCACTTCAACGTCCCGCCGCGTAGGTTCTGCAAACCTTGTCGGTTACACGAAGTCGAGCAAAATGGAAGGCTACACGCACAGCTTTCACCCGCTCGTAAAAGCCGCACAGGAAAGTCACCAGCTATCCGATATTTTTAACGGACAGTATTCCTCAAGCGCCGCGATTGAGCCGGTCTATCCGTTTCATCAGCTTCATAGACTGTTGCTCTCAAATAACACGTTGCGCCAGTGCATCGAAAGCTACGTGACGAACATAGAGTCTCAAGGCAACACCCTCGAATACATCGGCCCGGAAGGGTCAGAGAACAGCGCGGAAGCCGTTGCCGAGAAACAGCGCATTGAGCATTTCCTGACAACATGCACCAGCGGCGGAAGCCTTCGGGAAGCCCGCGAACGTTCCAGGTGGGACGTGGAAACCTACGGATGCCGGTTCTTCGAGGTCGGGCGTTCTCTCGACGGGGTTATCCACCGCTTTGACCATGTGGCAACATCGTCCATCCGAATGACACGGCGAGACGCAGAGGCCACGCCCTATGAACTGGTTATCCGCGACCCGGAAACCGGGGAGTACACCACCGAAACTCGCGTGAAGAACTTTCGCCGGTTCGTGCAACGCAGCGTTCACGGGCAATCCGTCTATTTCAAGGAATTTGGCGATCCCCGAAAGATCGACCCGAAAACGGGGGAAGTGAACGAGAACCTTGCTATCGAAGATATGGCAACGGAAATCATCGACCTTCACCTTTACACGCCGGGGAGTGTCTACGGTACGCCGCGCTGGATCGGAACCTTGCCCGCGATACTCGGTTCTAGAGAAAGCGAACTCGTGAACCTCAATTTCTTCCGAGAAAACGCTATCCCTGCAATGGCCGTTCTTGTGTCTGGCGGGGCGTTGACCGAAGAAACGTTCAACACGATTGAGCAATACGTGAACGCTCGCCGTGGCCGGGATAGCATGAACCGGATCATGGTCATCGAAGCATCAACTGATGCGGATGCCGGGGGCATTGACCATTCACAACCCGCCCCAAAGGTGGACATGAAACCGATGCTGTCCGAGCGTCAGCAGGACGGGTTGTTTCAGGACTACGACCAGAAGAACATCAGAAAGATACGTTCCGCCTTCCGACTGCCTCCCATTTTCTTAGGCATGGCCGAAGACTACACGCGGGCAAGCGCCTACGCTTCGCTCCTTATGGCCGAGAACCAGATATTTGCCCCGGAGCGTAACGGCTTTGATGCGGTTATCAATGATCGCATCCTTATCACGCATCAGCCTAAGTTCTGGCGGTACAAGTCCTTCGGCCCGTCGATGATGGAACCCGAAACCCTGCCGACGATGCTTGATGCGTTCGAGTCCTCTGGCGCTCTTACCCCGAACGCGGTTATCAAGATTGCGAACAAGATGCTCGACATTAAGATCGAACCGATAACCGATGATTGGGGCGATTTCCCGTTCGAGATTGTCATGCACTACATCGAAGAAGGGAAGAATATCCCCGGCGTCACCGAGTATTTCAACAAGCTGGATGCAGCTACCGGGGCGTTGCCGGATGAAAATACAGACGAAGATGTGGCAAATTCCGTCAAGTCCGGCCTTGCTACAATGGTTAGCGAGTACAAGAACAAGGGTTCGGGGCGCTTGCCTACGGGTAAAAGACGGTCTATTAAACGAGAGGAACGGAAACGCGCTGCCGGTATGCGGCGCAGATCATTCGGAATTGCCGCATGAAATACTCCCCGGCTCTCATCGAAAAGCTCGCAAATCCCCGCCCACGGCGCATGTCCCCGGATGAAATCATCCGCCGATATGCCCCAGCCGTCGCTTCGGCAAACGTCAAGAAGCGCGGGAGTGTAAGCAAATCATCCCGCGTCAACGTCGCTATCCGTATATGCAAGGTTGACAACGAGAAACACATCGTCACGGGCGAAGTTTACTCACCTATGGTGATAGACTCGCACGGGGATATAATGCTGCCGGAAGACCTTGAGCAACTTGCTCACGACTTCATGGCAAAGAAGCTGTCTGACCGCATCGACACGATGCACAATAACAAGCCTATACTGGCTAACGCCGTTGAAAGCTATATCGCGCGGGGCCATCCCGACTATTCGGAAGGCGCTTGGGTGCTGTCGGTGAAAATCCACGACCCTAATATATGGGCCAAAATAAAGAGCGGGGATTACAACGGGTATTCAATGGAGATACTTGCCCGCCGCGTCCCCGCCGTTGTCGAGTTGCTTATCCAAAATCAAGTGTTTGGCGTCACAGCAAATAGCAATGGACATAACCATGTTTATTGTGTAGAAATCAATGACATGGGGCGGGTAGTTTCCGGCCATACGTCCGTGGATGACGGTCATTTTCACAAGATCGTGTACGGGACGGCAACCGAAGACACCGAAGATCATAGCCACCGATACTCTTTACCGGGAGTTGAAGACGATGCCGGGAATGTCGAAGAAAGTTAAACTCGTACAGCAGAATGTTATGGTTCTGCGAAGCCCCGAGCCTCGTTTTGTGTCCCTCGTTGACCACGGTGCGAACCAAGAACCGTTCCTCACAGTGAAACACGCGGGCATCCCCGCAAAAGGAGTCAAAGCAATGCCGATGAAGAAAAGTCTCCGCATTAACCGTGCGAAGAAGTCCGCGCCCGCTGCCAATCCCGACACGACGCCGACGCCGAAGGCGAAAACCGCCGTTCGCTCCCTTGAATTTCCCACGGCGAACTACAAGACTGCCGACGAAGTGACGACTTGGCTTGAGGCGAACGACTGGAATGTCGATGAACTCACCATCACTCCGACGAAGAAATCCTTTCTGGTCACGAAGAATGACGACGCCGACGAACTGTACGAAGACGATGATCGTCAGATCGACATTCCCGGCACCGAAATCATGGCGACCGTCGCTACACTGAAAGCCGTCTCTGCTACCGACAATGAAGAAGTCGAAGAAGAAGACGCGGACGCCGAAGCCGACACTGACGGCATCGTCTCGGACAGCGTGGCGAAGAAGGCCAAGAAGCTGTCCGGCAAGCTGATGAAGGGTTCGGAGTACGAACTCGACGGTATTACCTATATCGGTAACGACAAGAACGAGCCGGTCGTCAAGACGGCGGAAAATGCCAAGAAGTTCGGCGTCAAGAAGGATGCCGGTTCCGTCAAGAAATACGACTGGTGGAACGCCTACGTCTCGAAGGAAGGCGACGTTATCGGCGTTCTCAAGGATGGCATGAGCGACGGTGTTCCCCCCGGCGTCGATGCGATCATGGATGCCGCGTACAATGCGGTCGGCAACGTTCTCAAGGCTGGTGGGGACGATATGCAGTCCCGCCTCGACAAGATCGGCACCGAAATGTCCGAACTGATCTTTTCCGTTCACGGGGTTTTCAGCGGCATCCTCGAAGATGACGAGGCGTCCGACGAACTCAAGGTGGCGGCGAAGGCCCACGTCGATGCTCTCGCTGACGTGGCAAATCAGCAAACGTCTGCTAAATCGGCAAAGGGCGATGTGTCCGCCGATACTGGCAACGCAGTTGTTAAGGCCCTTGAGGCCATTACCAAGCGCATCGACGGTCTGACCGACGAAACCCAGCGCGCTACCGAAGAAGCCAAGAAGGCGAACGAGACGGTCAAGAAGATCACATCGAAGGTTCCTGCCCGCAAGAGCATGGCGACCGACGATGAACCGACCGTCACGACGACCACCACGAAGAAATCCGAAGAAGACCTCTTCCTTGAGCGTCAGCGCAAGCACGTCTTCGGGTTTGGCATCGGCGGGAACGCATAACAGCGCCAAACCGGCATACGGTCGGACAGATTTCAGTTTCAACATCAAGACGAGAAACGAACATGAAAGAACATGAATTGATCCAGATGGCCGATATTGGCCTGTCGGACCTCATTAATGACGGCGGCTACATGCAGCCGGAAATGGCGGATCGTTTCTACCGCCAGATGATCCTTGCGCCGACGATGCTCAACTCGTTCCGCTCGATCAGGATGACCCGACCCGAAATGGTCATCCCGAAGATCGGCTTTGAAGGACGTCTGTTGCAAGCAGCGAAGAACTCGGACACGCAGAACAGCGGGCCGTACGCCCTCGGTTCCCGTGCGCCGACGCGCTCGAAGCCGAAGACCGGCAAGATCACGCTCAAGACCTCGGAAGTCATCGCCGAAATCGACCTTCCCTATGAAACCCTCGAAGATGTTATCGAGGGCGGTCAGATCGACGGAACGCAGTTCCAGCAAACCATCGTTGACATGATGGCGACTCTTGCGGCTCGTGACGTGGAGGAAGGTGTCATCAACGGCAATACCGGCTCCGGTGACAGCTATCTTGCCCTGTACGATGGCCTTCTGGAAAACATCACGTCCCATGTGGTGAACAACGGCGGCGACCCTATGTCCCCCGACTTGTTCGGCAACATGCTCAAGGCGCTGCCGATCCAGTACCTTCGCCTCATCAACCAGTTCAACTTTTGGGCTGCCCCGACGAAGGAAATCGACTATCGCCTGTCTGTCTCGCAGCGCCAGACAGCCTTGGGTGATGCTACCCTGACGGGCCAGCAGCCCGTTAGCGTTCTCGGCGTCCCGATGAAATCGACGGGCAACATGCCGACGAGCAACATGGTCCTGACCATTCCGCAGAACGTCATCTTCGGTGTGCAGCGTCAGATGCGGATGGAGTTTGACCGCAACATCCGCGAACGCACCATCGAAATCGTGCTGACCATGCGGATTGCCACGGCCATCGAGGAAGAAAATATGTGCGTGAAGGCGACGAATATCGGTTAATGGCGACGCGCATTTAACTCTTAACTAGGCGGGGGCTTATCCCCCGCCACTCATTAAAAGGTGCAAAATGGGTAACAAGGCTGAACAGATCGAAGGCGAACTCGTAACGGTCGCAACTCTTGTTCGCGGGAAGGTGTATTTCTACAAGAACGAGCGTTTTGATCGGGGTGTCGCAAGACCAGTGACCGAAGACCTCGGCCTCATTCTCGAAACCATTGTCGATGAACGGATCGACATGGACAACGAGGTCTATGAGAAGCCGTTGTTCAAGGTGGAATACGGGGTTCCGAAGTCAGAACTCGAAACAGAAGAACCCGCTCCGGTTCGCCGCCAGCTTCAACGCCCGCGCCGTCACACGCACGTTGCCAAGGAGTCCAGCGGCGGCGAGGCCGATACGGAAACCGATGGTGATGTTCCTCCCCGTCGCAACCGCCTCGGCTCTCGCCGTCACACCCTCTAAACAACTTGAGCGTGAATAAGAGGCGGGGTTTAACAGCCCCGCCTTTTTATTTGGAGGTTCCAATGCCTGACATTTTCTGCTCTCTCCAAGACGTGAGGAATAACCTCGTTATGAACTCGTCGTTTTCGGGGAATGACACCATCATCCGCGCTCGACTTGCGCCTACGGCCAGCCTGATAAAGACGTATTGCCGCCGCGAATTTACGTATGGCGAATACGTGCAGGACTCTAACGCATCGGGCGATGCCGTGTATTTGCGGGAAACCCCCGTTGATATGAGTGTACCGTTCCGCGTTTACGGGAGTGTCTGGCCGCACGGGTTTTCCGAAGAACCGTTGGATGCGGATAGCTACAAGTTCGATGCGGTAACGGGTAAAATTTATCTGACCTATGCGAACGGGGCACCATTCCGCGTCAAGTACAACGGCGGGTATGCCGTATCCGAAGACGATACGAGCGGGGATGAATACCAGCTTATCGAAGTGCCTAGTGCAGTTCGGGAAGCCGCTATCCTGAATTGTGCTTATATGGCACAGCGCATCATGGAGAACGAAACCGGACAGGATAGCGAGAACAGCAAAAGCGGGGGTTCCGGGGTCAACCCGGTATCGCAGTCCGGCCTATTGCTGGAAGCGGTCAATCTGCTTACGCCATTCCGCCGCAGCTTAATCGGCAGGCTATGAAAAACGTTGTCATCGTATCCATAGGGGCCGATAAAAAATCTCGGGATGTGCTGACCAAAGCTCTGTACGGCATATCCCGAGATTTCCAATCTTCTGTGATCGCCCCGCTAAAAGCGGCCCTTGTCGAAGCTATGCGGCAAGCCGTTGAGGACACACTTAACGACACTGAATTGCGCAGCCCTACGGGTATGCTACATCGCGTTTTGCGTTCCGGGGTATCAGCTACCGGGACGCGCACTATAGACAATCTACGGGCCGTTATACGCGCTCCGGGGTGGGTTTCCCTGCACGAATACGGGGGGACGATACGCCCTGTCAATTCCAAAGCCCTAGCCTTGCCTTTGCCAGCAGCTTTACGCCCCGACGGTACTCCAAAGCGCCGGGGGCCTAACTCTTGGCGTTCCTTGGGAACCCGCGTTTTCCGCAGCAAGAAAACCGGACGCTCGTACATCGTCTATACGAGGGGTAGAGGTAAACAGGCGGAAACCGTTTATCTTTATGTGCTTGTCGAAGAAGCACACTTCAAACCGAAGCTGGGGTTGCGCAGGCACGTCAATCAAGTGATGCCAGCCATACTAAACGCTTGGGCCGGTATATTGTATGACGCTATAACTGGCGTTGATCTTTTTGCGGAAGCCGGGAAAGCGAGGCCGTCCAACTATCGTGCTAAGGTGTTGGCGGGCAGGGTTTCTAGGGCCTCGTTTAAAAAGGTTCCTTTCAGGAGGCTTAGATAATGGGAGAACACGTTTACAAGGTGCCTTTGTCGCTTCGGGAACAGATCACCGAGGACATTATTCGGCGCATACGGGAAATGCCGGACCCTCAAGCGGAACCACCCAAAGAGGGCGAAGAACAGAAGCTCATGTGGAATATAGTCAAGCACGGGACGCTCGACCTTATCAGCGCCGCGAGCTTACCGGCTTGTGCTGTCGAGGAAGGTGACGAGGAACCAACGAACTTCGTCAATTACCTCGTTAACGACTGTGAATTGAAATACTATATCCACTTCAAATTCCGCCCACCGACCTCGCAGGGCCTCGACGGACGAGTTGACCCGCAACAAGTCTATGGTTATTATCTCGGGCAACTGAAAAAGGTTCTGTTTAATACCGAATACTACGCCAACGTGTCCTATAAGGCGCTGCCTCTCGGGAACTCACCCGAAATTGAGGTTAACGATCCCCAGCCGGGCGGTTATATCATTATTTCCGTTACGTGGCGGGAACAAGTCGCAGACCCTTACGTCAATATAACGGAAGGATAATTGCGCGTGTCCAAGAATATCGCAGACAACAAGCCGAAGACGGATCAGCAAACGTTTGCTAATTCGCAGACCCCCGCAACCAGCGAACCGAAAACGGCTTCCGAGCCGAAAGCGGAAAAGCCGATTGTGCGCGAAGCCAAGAAACCGGAACCCGCGCAAGACCCTGACCCGTTCCGGGGCATGGGCGGTTCCTACATTGTGGGCGAGGACGGTGTTCGTCGCCGCAGGGAACAGGAGAAATAACGAATGTCCAATCCGCATCTGACAGCACGTACCCTTGTGCTGGCAAAAATCCAGCCCACGGCGAATGATCCGCTTCCGACGCCCGAAGCTGATGCGTTTCTTGTGTCGAACGCGGACGTGTCCGTGCAGGCGACAATTCTCGAACGGAATAACTGGCGTTCCAGCCTGTCTCCCACGGCTAGCGCCGTTGGCCGCAAGCTGGTCAACGTGACTTTCACGCACGAAATCAAAGGCTCCGGTAAAGTGGGAACAGTCTCCCGCCTTGGCCGTCTCCTTCGCGCATGTGCGATGGCGGAAACGACTATTGCAGACTCGGCGGCGGCTATTATTCAGGCTCCTCGCCCTGATGCGTCGAATACCGGGCCTGCCATCACTATTACCAAGGACACGAAACCCACTTCAAGGTTCGGGCGGTACGCTCTTGCCGTTGTAACGGGCGGCGCATCCACAGCCGCGAAGGTTCAAGTCATCGGTTCGGCTCACCCGGAAGGGGATAAGACGGTCCCCTATTCGCTTGAATACGGGGCCTACACGAACTCGGCGGCTGGCACGATTACGTTGAACAAGAGCAGCCTTGCCGGTCCCACGTTCACGGTTGACGGCGATTGGGTGGAAGGTGAAACCGTCGATGTTACTGTCGGCGGTATCCGGTTCCACTATGTCGTCGGTGCAACCCCGGACGAGGACTCGGTTGCTTCGGGGCTTGCCGCCCTCATTAAAACTGATGCCCGTTTCGCCAGTACCGCTGCCGCAGACGCGGTTGTCACGATTGGTTTTGACGCCGCTGCCGCTCCAATCGAACTGACATCTGGAACAACGGTCGTCACACTCGGCGCTTCCGCCGCACAGATCAAGGTAGCGTGGAGCGGGAACCTTGTTGCCGGGGATGTGTACTATATCTCCCTGAAAAGGCCGGGAACGCACTACACCCCCGTCAGCGACAACTACGAAATGCTGGCGATCTACGTCTACTATGATGGCGTTCTCCACAAGATCACGAACTGCATGGGAACATGGTCGGCATCAGGTGAAGCGGGCCAGCTTGGCAATTTCAGCTTCACATTCACGGGACAGTACCTCGATCCTGTCGATGTTCCTCTCCCGCGCGGGGCTGTGTACGAGTCCTCCAAGCCCCAGCAAGTCGAGCTTGCACAGCTTGACGTGGGCGAGAGCATCGGAATGTGTGCGCAATCGTTCTCCATCGACCTCGCCAACACGGTTTCCGTTCGGGACTGTGTGTCCGGCACCGATGGCTACAATGGCGTGAGCATTACAGCCCGTGCGCCGGTCGGCGGTATTAACCCCGAAGCCAAACTGGAACGGGAACACCCGTTCTGGCGGTACTTCAAAGAGGCAACGCAGCTTGACTTCCATATTCGTGTCGGCACGGTTCCGGGGAACATTGTCGTGTTCCAGAGCGAGTCCGCACAGTACACGAACATGCCGTACGGTGATCGAAACGGAAATCGCATCTACGATATTCCACTGAAATTCTCGGCAGTTTCGGGAGACGGCGACGATGAAATTTCGGTCATCTTTTGTTAGGTTGTAACGGGCCTACGCATATAGAGGGGAGGGCGCAACCCTCCCCTTTTTCTTGTAGGAGGGGTTATGGAGGTAGTTGTTTACCTAGTCGTTGTTCCCACTGGACAATTCGATGAAGATGGTAAAGAATTGGTAATAGTTGTTGACATCAAATTGACAGCCAATGCGGCGCAAAAGATCAAGGACGCTACGCCGGGGGCTAAAGTGGTCAAGATGAAAGCTGACAAGCAAATTCGTTAGCAAACGTTTGCTAACCCACATACCAGCAGCCAGAAAGGGCAGCAGATATGATTACGGGAACCTCCCTCACAGAGAGCGAAGACTTCATTTCCAAGTTCGATGACAAGAAAACCGAAGCCGATGGCGCTACGATTTGGGTCATCGGGGCTTTGGATGCGAACATCCGCGCGTACATCGGTGACAATACGACTTACTACACCCCGTCAATCGAAGGTGACAGCCGCATCTATATGCGGAACGCGACCCGCAACACATGGGCGGTGAAGTTCGGGCTTCGCGGCCTTCGCAACTTCCGCGACAAAGACGACAACATCGTGGCCTACAAGACGGTTGTGGAACAGATCGGCGGGGAAATCTACAATGTACTTGCCCCCGAAATCCTCGACATGATCCCGCTCGAAATTATGAGCGAACTCGGCAACGAGATTATCTCTCGTAACACGATTTCCGCTGTGGTTAAAAAAAAATAGACCACGCGGTTATTTCGATAGTCCACTTCCCCACGTTTAACTGTGCAAGGTGTAGCGCGGAAGACAAGGAACGGAGAGGTTGCGAGGCAGACACAGAAATACCGTACTGGAAAGACGGTGACGGGGATGACCAGAAACGGTGTCCCCGTAGACCGTTCCTAGAAGACCCGGTATTTTTCGACAAGGTTCTCCCCGTCTATGCCGCTTTCAAGAGGGGGATACTTCCAATTACCGGAGGACTGCATAAGCAGCCTGCGCTTTATATGGAAACCATGACCGTACTGGAAAACAGTTTTAATCGGTGTAACGAAGAAAAGCGCGATGCAGAAGCGAGCCGCCGCAACGCAGGGGCGGGAAAGAGTTTGTTACACGGGTAGGCAACATGGCAATTCAGGGAAGATCATCCGGTCGTCAACAGGACGTAGCTTTCGGACGCATCGCAGATGACTTGGAACGCGCAGCTTTCTCTATGGGTTCGCTGCTTGCGGGCATCAACGAGGTAAAAAACGTTGTCGATGGCTTCCGCATCCTCGAACGCGAACTGATTACCACAAACTCGGTTGCCAACGGCACCCGCGAACAATTCATAGCGATGGAGAAATCGGTTCGGTCGTTCTCCCTCGCGTCTAGGTTCGCTGCGTCGGAAGCGGCAAACGCTCTCTATTTCCTTGCGTCCGCTGGTTATAGCGTTGACGAGTCCATGAGAGCCATGTCGTCGGTGCTTAATCTGGCCCAAGCGACGATGACAGACATTAACCAGTCTGCCGACCTCATGGCTTCGACCTTGCGAGCCTTCAAGCTGGAAGCCGATGACGCTTCCCGCGTTGCTAACGTTCTGGCGTCGGCAACGGCTAAATCGCAGGCGAGTATCGACAAACTGTCCTTTGCTTTGCGACAAGTCGGCCCGGTTGCGGGCGATGCCGGGGTGAGCATCGAAGACACTACGGCGGCGCTATCTTCGCTGTTTGATGTGGGCTTGCAGGGTGAACAAGCCGGTACGGTCCTACGTAACGTCCTTGTGTCGTTGCAGGCCCCAACTGGTGATGCCAAAGACCTTCTCAAACAACTTGGCATCGCAACCCGCGATACGAGCGGAGAGTTTAGAAACCTCTACGATGTTCTTAGCGATCTGGCGAACAAGAACCTTTCGTCGGGCGACATTGCGCGTTTGTTCGGTACAGAAGCGGCTTCTGGTGCATCGGCTCTGTTCTCCGCAATCAAGACGAAATCCATATACGAGTTGCGGGACGCCATCAGCGGAACATCGGACGCAACCCGCATCGCTACGGATATGCTCGATAGCCTTGATGGCTCGATCCGTATAGCGAGAAACGCTTACGAAGACATGCGTATCGAAGTAGGCGAACAGCTTGCTCCTACCCTCCGGGAAATGCTTGATACGTTCGTGGAAATTGAAATAGCGTTCCATGATGCTGATGCCCCGACGAAAGACTTGATCGTCAATCTCGGGCTTATGACTGCCGGTGCTTATGCCTTTTACCGGGCACAGAAACTCATATTCGGCGGGGAAATGCTCGCCAACATCCGAAATCTCAAGGTTGCGATAGGTGAAGCAGCGATCGCCATGAGGCTTCTTCGTGAGGCATCCGCGATAGGGGCTTTGGGGACGCAAGCGGGAGCATCACTAGGTCTAGCGGCTGGTGCAGCCGGGGCACTTGCTACATCTGCCGGTGCAGCGGCGATTGCACTTGCTGGTGCCGGTGGTATTGCTTGGGCTTTTTGGGAAATGCGCCAGAGTTATTCTCGCGCCAGGATTTCCGAAGTTCTTGGCGAGCCGGTGAAACTGGCGGATAACCTCGAAGCGAGCTTCCGCCGTCTGTACAGGACCATCGAAGCGGGGAGAACCGGCAGATCGTCGGGTATAACGGTTGATGCCTTGGGAGAACTTAGCGGTGAACTCGATAAGTACCGGGAAGCCGTCAACAAATACAAAGAGGATATAGACAACGCGCAAACGGAATTGAAGGCGGCGCGAGACTCCATCCGTCTTATGTCTCTGTTCTCGACGGATGACACGAACGCTCTCAATTTGCTTGATAAAACCGATTTCATGGCGGTCTGGAACGATTATTGGGCCAGCAAGGCGGGCGAAGCTGCGAAGAAGGGCGGCAAGACTATCGCCAGCATGAAAGAGTATTTCCAGAAGGAATTGCGTGATCCTGCAAATGAATGGAACAATTCACGAAAGGAAATAGCGAAAGAGATTGTCGATCTTATCGGCAGCAGCGACCCGCTCGTACAGAACATCTTGCAAAAGGGCTTTGAAGCGGCGGCGGTGCCGGATACGGACGTTCCCTTGTTCGGGAACCGCTGGAAGCTGTTTGGGGATGCCCTCAAGGATCAAGCTGGAAAACTAGGCATCCTTGTTGACGATACCCGCCAGCTTCAAAAGCGGTACGAGGATGCCGAAGTTGATGTAAACAAACTTACGGCCAAACGAGATGCGTTCTTCGAGTCCCTTGCATCGCCGGAACAGATGGCGAGCCTTTCGGCGTCCATTGCCGACGACATGGACCGCGTTTTCAAAAACAGCGACATTAACTTGAACGCGGTTAGAACCGAGTTGAGCAAGCAAAATTCGCAGATAAACAAGGTCATCGCGGACTACATCGAGGAAATAAGGAAAGGGGAAGGAGAGTTTAACAAGGGGGAACTCTACGACCGTCTTATCAAAGAAGCGGGTAAGGAAGGCTTGATTGACGCCGACCGTCTAAGGAAGGCGCAAGAGTACCGTTTCTCCGTGTTCCTCGACAAGAACGCACAGGACGTTAGGAACCTCATTCGTTCGCAAACGGTTGCTGTTGCCAAGCAAGCCGCCGACTTGCAGCGCGACCCGGAACTTGCCCGCCTCGCGGCGGCAATGGAGGCTAACGTCACGTCTCTGACGCAGTTTGATGCTGCATCGGAGAAAATCGACAAGATGATGCGTACTGCCCTCGGCACGATGGGCGACAAACTTGATCCGTTTATCGACTTGCTTTCCGGCAAGGGGGAAATGGAAGAACTCAATCGTCGCCTTGATGAAAAGGGCAAGCTGACGGTTGCGGATTACCAAGAGGTATTCAAGAAGAACGGCCTCACCGCCGATCAGTTCGTTTATAACATGGTCTTGGCTTTCTCCGCTGAAACCGGGATACCGATTGACGACCTTGTTAACGACACAAAGCTGAATATCGTGAAGCGCCTGCAAACGGTGTTTGACGTACGAAATCTTATATTCCAGTCGGCAGTCCAGAACTTGAAGGGCGCTGACCAGCAGAACTTCCGCAAGTTCGATTTCACCGACCGCATCCAAGACCTTATGGATGAAACCGGGAAAAGCATGGAAATCGCCATCAGGCGGGCGAAGTTGTCCATTAATCCCGGCGACCTTTCTTCGGCGTTGAGCTTGGACCTTGACCAACTGTTTCTCGACACTGAAAAGAGCATCAGGGAACACAACAAGCGGGTAGACGACTTGCTGGCCCAAGGTGCGAAGTTCGACGGGGAAAAGAGCAAGAGGGATTTTGCGGAAGGCACTCGCCAGCTTCGCGCCGCCCAAGTCGAAGCTCTCAAGTACAATAACAAGATTGCGCTTGAGAACATGAAAGCCGATAACGAGAACTTCATCATACAGATGCAGACGCAGATGCGGGATGTGTCCGGTGCGATGAAATCAATCTCGGGCGATGTTAACGGGTTTATCGACTTTCAGGTTGCCCGACAAGCCGTTGACGTTGAACAGACGTACCGTCAAAAGGTGATCGACACGACGCGAGCGTTCGATGAACGCATCCGGGCGTCCGAACGTGGATCGGAAGACGAGCGGAAAATCATTGAACTGAAAAAGCAAACTCTCGATCTTCTGGCGCAGGAATACCAGCAGAACCTTGATGTTGCGGCCAGTGAAGAAAACCGGGCTAGGGTTTCCCGAGACGCCGCGAACCAGTGGATTGATAACTACGAAAAGATGCACGAACTGACGGGAACGTTTTGGGAGGGCGTTGATACCGCATCTGACCGCGCAACCGTTAACCAGATAACAAATTTTCAACTCGGGCAGCAGGCTTACGAGCAGTATATCAACGGCATGTCTGATCTGTTTTCTGACTTGATCGTCGGAACCGATCAGGGGTGGAGTGATATGCTTGGCAGCATGTTGCGCCAGTGGGCGCGTTTTGCGGCTCAAATCGCAAGCTCTCAAATATTCAACTCCATTCTTGGATGGATCGGCGGTGCTGCATCTGCTGGCACTGGTAGTTTCGTCGAAGCGGGGGCTGTAACGGCTCCCACCGTCGCGGCCCAAGGCCGTGTGTTTATCGACGGAAATCCGCAAAGGTTTGCTAAAGGCGGCACGAAGGGAAACATTGTTTATACCCCGACACGCTTCCCGACAAATGGCGGTCAGGGTCTTATGGGCGAGGAACGCCCCGAAGCCGTCATGCCTCTTACCAGAACCCCCGATGGAGAACTCGGTGTCCGGGTTACAAACGGCGGTGGCGGTGATATGCGCATCACCTACGCTCCGGTCTATGAACTTGTGTTTCAAGGTGCTGGCGGTCCCGGTGGTGGTAACTTTGACCCATCTGCCGCACAGGACATGCTCAAGGGTTTGGATAGCACTATCCAGATGTACATGACGAAATTCGTACAGAAAGAGCAGATGCCGGGCGGTTTGATCTGGCGGGCGCTTAACGGGAGATAAGACATGGACTATTTGCCTGACATTCCGCCTGAATACCCGGCAGAGGTTCCTACCGAATTTCTTATCAGGGAAACCAAACTCGGGGATGGTTTCTCGGAACGTCGCGCGACCGGCATCAATAACGTGAGCCGTGTTATGACGTTAAGCTGGATGAATATAACGACCGAAGAAAAACAGACGCTTGAGAACTTCTTTAACGAGAAAAAGGGCGTCGAGGCGTTCTTGATGGTTACGCCGGGGGAGAGTGTTGCAAGGCGCTACATCTGCAAGAAACATTCCCCGAAAGCGAAGACCCCCGGTTTCTTCGACTATTCGGCTGAATTAACGCTGGTGAACAACTGATGCCTACGAACGAAAAAGGTATTGAGGAAAGTCACAGGCTCGTACAGGACGCCGAAGTGACTTTGTTCGTCATAGAGACGGATAAGCTGTCGTCGGCCCCGCTGTCTACCGTCCTTAACGGCGGTATAGGGACGTTCTACTTTACGCCCTCAATCAAACCGGATGGCAGTTTCATTTCGTGGGGCGGACATGAGTTTATTGCAGCGAGCATTGACGCCACAGGGTATGCGAAGAACTCGCAGGGACGCATCTCCCGTCCGGTCCTCTCTATAGGGAACGTGCTGGGTATTGTGCTTCCAGAGGTATTGGCGCACGGGAACCTCAACGGTGCCCGCGTCACTAGGTATAAGACTTGGGCTAAATTCCTCGATGACGGCGACGACCCGGACCCGAACGCATACCTCACGAAAGACGTTTATACGATTGACAGGCTGTCGGGGCTGGACGGGGAGGTTATTCAGTGGGAAATGACCTCTGTTCTCGATCAGCAGGGTAAAATGCTGCCGGGGAAACAAGTCTTGCCGAATTGCGGCCACACTTACAGGGCGTGGAACCCGGAAACGCAGGCGTTTGATTACACGCGATCTACTTGCCCGTATGACGGATCGGCGTGTTTTGACAAAGCCAACAAACCCGCTTCTCCATCCGAAGATGCTTGCAGCAAGAATTTGAAAGGGTGCCGCGCCCGGTACGGGAACGGCGTTTTGCCTTATTGGGGTTTCCCATCTATAGGGAGGATAAGCTGATGTTCTCGGAAGACATTATACAGTCGGCAATCAATCACGCTCTTTCAGAGGCCCCGAAAGAAAGCTGCGGTGTCGTACTTGGGGGAGTGTACGTTCCTCTCAAGAACACGCATGAAAACCCGGAAATGTTCTTCAAATTCGACCGGAGCAAGTATGCGTCATTGATTACGACGCGAAGGGTGAAGGCTATCATTCACTCCCACACATGGGCTACAGGGGCTAACCCTTGGCCTTCGGGGGATGATGCTCGCTCACAGCAGAGCGTTGGATTGCCGTACGGAATTGTTGTAGTTCCCAATCCGGGCCTTGCAACTGAAATTGTGTGGTTTGGCCCCGGTGCGCCTATAGCGCCGGTCAAAGGGCGTGATTTTCGCCATTATACGCAGGATTGCTACGCCCTCATGCGCGACTGTTTCCGTCTCGGGAAAGACGCTCTGGCGGAACAAGGGATCGTGTGGCCGTACGATCCCGTCGATATGATCGACTTCCCGAGAGACGAAATGTGGTGGGAAAACCGGGATCAGGATTTACTCACCGAGGAAAACTTTAAGAAGGCCGGTTTCTACGAAATCAGAAAGAACGATCTTCGCAGCGGGGACGTTATTCTGTTCGATATGGGCGTTGCCAAATTCAACCATGTGGGCGTATATGTTGGTGACGGGAAGATGCTTCACCATATGTCCGGCCACAGTTCCCGAACGTCCCCGGCTAATCCGTACTTCTCAACTCACACCTGCCTTTTTTTAAGGTACGACTATGAAAAGAAAAATACACCTGCACGGTGAATTGGCCGATAAATTCGGTGAACAATTCTCCATACAGTGCGAGACGTTGAGGCAGGGTATTGGCATCCTCGACGCCAATTTCCGTGGGGATTTCAGGAAAACTCTGCGGGAAATAGGGCCGTGCTATATCGTACATGAGTACGAAGGGGAAATGACGGTATCCCTCCCCGGAGAGAACGAGGCTGCGGCTAACTACAATCTCGGCTCTGTTGACGTTCATATCATCCCCGAAGCGTCGGGCGCGGGCAGTCGCGTCAAGGGCGCTATTATGATCGTCGCCGCCGTGGTTTTGATCGCTTACGGCCAAGGATGGGCGACAAGTCTTATTGGCTCTGCTTCGGCAAGCACAGCAACTACATGGACGCTTCTAGGTGTATCTATAGGTCTTTCCGGCCTCGCCAACGTGATTAACCCAATGCAGCAAATGTCGTCGTCGGGGAAAGACGGGAAAGATCGTAACGAGTCCGCCCTTATCAATGGGTATGCGAACGTTTCTACACCCGGCGTAGCGATGCCGCTAATTTACGGGGAAGTGATAACTGGCTCTGTACTCGTTTCTGGTGAAATCGAAGTGCTACAGCAAACCAGTGTTCCCCAAGGCCCCGGTGCAATGGGGACGGTTGCTGCCCCGTTCTCTGTCGATCTTTAGCAAACGTTTGCTAAACTAATTAGGGATGATTATGAACGCTCCGTTGAAAAATCTCTCTGACCGCATCCGTGAAGTGTCGAAGAAATCGGTAAACGAGGTCTATATCGCGGGTGCTGGCGGTGGTAAAGGCGGCGGCGGATCGTCCCACGTCCCCACAGAAGACCCGAACACACTAAAGTCTAACGCGGTTGCCCGTCTTATCGACGTTATCGGACACGGCCCCATCGTCGGGCTTGTGAATGGTGCTAAGTCCATTTACTTGAGCGACACGCCTTATATGAACGCGCAGGGGGGCTATAACTTCAAAGGTATCGGATACACGTTCCAGAACGGGTATGTGGATCAAGGGGCGTTGACGGGAATTTCGGCGTCGTCCTCTGAAAAACCAGTCGGGGTGCAGCTAAAGCAGGAAACTGGACCCATCATCCGCCAGATAACGAACGATGACGTGGATAGAGTCCGTATCCGCTTTATGATCCCCAATCTTTCCTATCAGAACCCCAATACTGGTGATCTGAAAGGTAACTCGGTGGCGGTCGGTCTTCGTTACCGCCGTTCAAACAGTGCGACATGGATAAACTATCGCAGCGAAATCGAATGGAAAGAGTTTCCGTCAACGACTACGTTGTTCGGTTACGTGTCCACTGGATCGCCCACTTCTGGCGTCGGCACAAGGAATTGGACAACCGTTACCCCCGAAGCAGCTACGGCTTTGCGAGTTTCAGGCATCGCCGCTGAAACATTCAATACGTTCCTTATCGACTTAGGACCGATGTTCGGCCCTACACCTACGTACCCAGCCGCTCCGCGTATCCAGTACCGCGTAAAGGGCACTACTACGTGGTACAACATGCCGGTTAAGACCACTTCCCAAGGTCAACGGCAACAGGCGGGGTATGGTAACGGCTCTCGTGCTGGAACATTGAAACAGACGATCATAATGGAAACCCGCGTTGAGGCGGAAATTTCATTGATCGGCGCTGCCGTGTACGAAATACAAGTCGTCGGCGGGAGCATCGCCGCCGCGTCTTACGGCAACGACGTGAACCTCACGATTAACGGCAAATGCGTTGCGCCTTATGAGTTCACCGCTACTATCAACAAACCGGCTGGCACAGGGCCTTGGGAATGGGAGGCGACCCGCATTTCCCCGGATGACGTGAATGTCAACAAGCAAAGCCAGACATGGGTGCAGAGCTATACGGAAATTATTGACGCGAAGTTCTCGTGGCCGGGGGTAGCGCATATCGGCCTTGTCGCAGATGCTTCACAGTTCGGGAATAGTATTCCTCCCCGCGCCTACCACGTAAAAGGGCGCATTATACGAGTCTTCTCAAACTATAACCCTGAAACAAGAGCTTATAGCGGTTTTTGGGACGGAACGTGGAAAGACGCTTACACGAATAACCCGGTGCTGGTGTATATCGACCTCGTGCTTAACAGGTGGTACGGGCTTGGAGACTACATAACCGAGGCTGACCTTCCACTAGGGGAATTGTACACCCTCGCCCAATACTGCGATGAACTTGTGCCGGATGGTTACGGTGGGATGGAACCCCGTTTCACCATCAACGTTGTGTTGAATACGCAACGAGAAGCCCATGCCGTCTTGCAGGACATGGCATCGGTATTCCGTGGCATGACCTACTACAGTGAAGGTCAAATCCGCGTTGCTCACGAAGCACCGAGAGACGTGGACATTAATGTCGGTCGTGCAAACGCGGTCGATGGGGTATTCCACTACGAAGGTATCTCGGACAAGACACGGCACAACGTTGTAAACGTCACCTATAACGACTTGAACGATATGTTCAAGGGGAACAGCGTTACCGTCGAGGATAACGACGATATTCTTGTTCGCGGGCAAGTGTCGATAGACCTTGCGCCGTTTGGGTGTTCCAGTCGTGGCATGGCCGCTCGCGTAGGTGAGTTTTACCTTTTCACCGAAAAAAACGAAGGGGATATTATCTCGTACAACGCTGCGTCGGACCATGCGGCTGTTGAACCGGGGTTCATCGCGGCGATATTCGATCCTGTTATCATGGGGACAGAGCTTTTCGGTCGCATCGAAGCCGTCGATGGGACGAAAATCACCCTTGATCGGGAGATAGAGATAAAATACGGAGAGTCCTACATACTCTCTACCCTCAATAAGAGCGGGAAGCCGCAATACAAAACGGTTATTAGCCCGCTTGGGGTGCATAAAACCATCGAGATTATGTCGGAGTTCACAGACCAGCCCGGAGAATGGGGCGTCTGGTCGTTGTATAGTAACAATGTCTCGCCTGTTACCTACCGCATCCGTTCTGTCGATGATAACGGGGATGGAACGTTCAAGATCGAGGGTAATAGGTATGTCGAACAGAAATTCGACTACATAGAAAAAGGCATCGACTTCGATCTGCCGACTATTACATCTTATTCGTCGGGAGAACTTGCGACCCCCGCAGATTTCTCTATCGCAGAAACCCTATACAAAGAGAACGGCCTTGTGAAAACGAGGGCCACGTTCTCGTGGTCATCCTCTACGGACCCGCGAGTGAGAGGTTTCCGTTTCTACTGGAAGGCGAAGGACGGTCCTTGGAACGACCTTACGACAACCGAAACAACTATTGATATTGCGGGGCTGGAAGCTGGGTTCTACTCCTTCCGCCTTGTAGCTATTTCGGGGAATAGACAATCCCCGCCTAAAGAGAAGATCGACTACTATCTGTATGGAAAGACGCTTCCTCCCGGAGACGTTTTGAACGTTCAAGTCAAACGGATGGTGGAAGGCGTTATCTTCACTTGGGATAGCGCGGTGGATATTGGTTCGGTGTCCTACCAGATAAGGGAACTTGTGGAAGGCTCCACATGGTCAACGTCCGATATAATCGCGGAAAACCTTGCAGTAACGAACTGCTTTATCTCTATCCCCGATGCCAAAGAGCATACGTATTTAATCCGAGCGTTCGATGAACTTGGCAATATGTCGGTTAATGCTACCGCTGTGTCAGCTTCGGTTATTGCCCCCGAAGCCCCGACTAACTTTTTCGGTGTTGCGCAGACAGACTCCATACGCCTTTCGTGGGACCAGAGCGAGGGGCTAGGGGTTGAGTACCCGATCCGAGAGGGTCTTACATGGGACTTGGGCCAGCCTATCATGCAAACAGCGTCAGATACCTTGACGGTGCTTAACCCCGGAAGCGGTGTTCGTACGTTCTGGATCAAAGCGGTTTCCCCACAAGGTTTGTATTCGGAGGATGCTGTCTTTGTCACGGTAGGGCTTGAATTGTTCTATGACAGAAACGTAGTCCTTGAATACGACAATGCTAATGACGGGGGAGAGGGCGCGTATCCCGGTGTCAACGTTATGATGGAACAAGGGATCGAGGGAACGTTGCTTCTATCAGAGATTGCCCCCGGCCAATATGCGCAGGCGGGGGAACACGTCTTTTTTGTCGATCTAGGTATCAAGTACCGTGCTAGGTGCTGGGTTGACACGTCCCTTATCAACGTAACAGGGGAAGGCCCTAGCTGGGATGACTGGTCGTATGCTTGGGAAGACGTTGAAAGCGACGTTCCTTGGCTTCCGACCGGGAACACCGATGGCGTGAGCCTTGAGAAATTCATTTCAGCGAATATTGGCCCGCAGTCCGCTGGTGAACTTTTCGGATGGACGATGAATGACACAACCGATGATTTCCGGGGCGTGGAACCGACGGTCGAAGACAACGTAGCCTACGCACCAGCTAAATATGCGGACGGTCTGTATGTTTCGGACGTGACGACCGTTGAGTATGACGTTTCGGTCCCCGAGATTTTCACCTTCCCGTTCAAGCTGCATACGGATCATGTGTACGCCACAAGTGTTGTCTTTTGGGTGCTGAAAAACACTTCAAGCGGGGAGTGGTTAAGGGCGGGGTATGACAAGGCAACGGATTGCTTTTACGTAGACGATAGCGATGGAAACTACACATGCGCCCCGTCTGCGATGCACCAGAGCGGGGAGGACTTCATCACCATAGCTGTCAAGCAAGGGACCAACACAAGAAGTCTTTACGTATATTTTGAACGAACCTATACTGAAAGGGTTGTCGAGGCAGACATCGACGCCCCCGGAACCTTCAACCATCTTTGTCTTTATGACGCAACGTGAGGAAAACATGACCGACACAATCGACAACCACGAAGCTACGCGGGCTTTGCTCAAGAAAATGCAGCAGAAGGGCATCAGCGGATCGCACGATGAAAGGGCGGGGATCACTTGCTGCGTTGAAAGTGTCCTCATTGGTCCTGACGGGGCCGTGAAAGACGTTCGCGTCAAGCACAACATGATCGTGAACGGCGGTTTCGATTTCCTTGCAGACGCCGCGTTCAAGTCAGCCAGCCGACCGGCTGTCATGTCGCATATCGCAGTCGGTTCCGCTTCCGACGCTACTAGCTCGGCGGGCATCGCCTTGCAAACCGAAATCACAAGAAAGGCGCTGACCTACTCCCACACGGCAGGGACGAAGACATTTACTGCCGAAGTGACGTTCAATCCCGGCGAGGCGACCGGGGAGATTACCGAAGCAGGTATCTTTAATTCCTCGTCTGTCGGTACGATGCTTGACCGTGTGGTGTTCGCTGTCATCAACAAAGGTGCGGCGGATACGCTTACGCAACGTTTCACGTTCACTATGAGCTAACTAGCAAACGTTTGCTAAACGTGGGAAGCCGGGATGGCTACTGAAATCAACATCGTCGTGGATACTTACTACACTTGGGGTACTGCCCCCGGTGATTGGGATAACCTGTCCGCACTTTCGTCTTGGGATAACTACGGAGTGTTGGATATTCTCTGCGATGCTGATTACGCCCTCGGTTTTTCGGAAACCAATAGCAAAACGGTTTCTACCCCGATAAGTGAAACCGTTACGCTGTCCGCTGGTGCGCTTGCCAATGTCATAGGGGTACTTATTTCCCGTGATATTGATTTCAGCGAAATGTACAGCTACAACACGGGGTTCATAATGAACGTTGTCGAGGGATTAACTTTCCTCGAAGACCTTTATCAGACGACTTCGCTAAGTAAGACGGAAGCCTTCTCGATAGCTTCCGAGGTTGTAACCAGTTCCATGTTACAGGATTTCTTGGACGAAGCCGTCTCGTTCGATGAACTCAACGAGCGTGACACTGATTTCGTCCGCATGTTTAGCGAAGCTGTAAACTTCTTCGAGCTTGACGACAAAATGATTGATAGTCTTTCCCACGAAGATTTGGAAATCATTGAGAGGTTTATCAGGCGGGGGGCAAACGCAGTTATCCACGATCTGTATATTCGGGAAGGTCTTATGACTACCGAAGATTTGCAGAAATTTGCAAAAGGCCCCCCGGTCGGGTACGAAGATTACAGGCCATTTGTTCCGGGGGATTACACGTTCCAACAGGCGCTTGTCTCGATGAAAGTAAAAGCGCCTATAACGTTGGGTCGTGCCGGTATCAAGGGGTTGACGCTAAACGTCGATGTTCCTGACGTTGTGGATCGCGGGAGAGTAAATGTCCCATCCGGGGGAACAGCCGTTGAGTTCACAAAAACCTACCACTCGACGGATGATATTGAATACCAAGCGTTTCCAGTCGGGGGAACAACCCCCGTTGCTCGTATTGACATAACGGATGTTACGTTGACCGGGTTCAATATCGAGTGTTTTGACGCCAGCAATAATTCCATCGCGGCGGTAGTAAGCTACCAGTTCACAGGGAGATAATCATGCAATCTTGGCCCGCAGTTCCTTCTTCGCAGTCTGTTCAAACCTCCCGCGCCGATCTTCTCGCCCGCGATGAAAGCGTGAAGTCCAATTATTCGGGATCGAACGCCCCTGCAACAAACCTCGTTGTCGGGCAGTTTTTCTTTGATACGGACGATGGGGTTCTGTACCAACTGAAAGACACGACCCCGACATGGGTTAAAGTGGGCGATCTTAGCAAGACGTACATTTCAAAAGAAATGGCTGATGCCTTGTACAAGGACATTGAGTGGCTACCGGAAGCCGAAGAAATCGACTTCGATAACACGGGAACCGGACTTTCCTCCACAGATGTTCAAGGGGCGCTCGAAGAAATCGCTTCGGGGTATTACAACTCTTGGCTCAAGGTGAGAGCGGTTATCCCCTCCACGTCCAATGCTTATGGCAATCGCACACTGTCTACAGCCGCCCCGTCTGGTGGAAATGCAGGCGACATTTGGTATCAATACTAACTAGCAAACGTTTGCTAAACGGGGTCTGTAATGGCGAATGTAACGAGCATCCGGGACGCATCAGCTTGGCGTAAAGCCAAGAAAGTGTATGTGCGGGATACAACTGCTTGGAGGGCTATCAAAAAAAGCTACGAGCGGGACGGCTCGACATGGCGTCAAGTGTTCTCTGCCGCGTTCTTTTTCTCTGCCACAATAACATCTAACCGCATCCGATATAACCTTATGTCGGAACTTACAGCGGCGGGATGGAACGGAACTGACCCCGTAGAAGCAACTATCACCGTTAATTCCGGTGTTGCTGTATATTCAGATACCGTAGCTACTCCCGCAATGGATTTGGGCGGACCATATCCGGCGGACTCCGTTATTAATTTGATAAATAACGGGTTAATCGTAGGTAAGGGTGGTGATGGTGGAAGGGGGGCGAATAGTTATGATCCTGTAGGCGGCGTGATGGGTCAGAACGGGGAGAACGGAGGATCCGCAGGTGGTGCCTTATATATAAATAATAATTGCACACGTATAACTAATAACAACGTCATCGCAGGCGGTGGTGGCGGCGGTGGTGGTGGATGTAGTTCTGTTATTGTGTGGAATGTATCCGGGAAAAATCCTAGCGTATATGACGCAACGTCTGGCGGAGGTGGCGGTGGCGGCATCGGCGGAGCTAACGGAGGGACGAGAGGGCTTTCTAACATAACTAGTGGTGGAAGCGTGGAGAGCGTTGGCGGTACGGTGGGCACCGTATTTGAGGCTGGACATGGTGCAGCTAGTACCGTCTTAACAGTGGGGGCGCAAGGCACTAGAGCGGAAGTGTACAGAAATGCTGGAACCTTTCGCGGAACAACACTAAGCGGTAACGGTGGCCCCGGAGGAGGATACGGCTCTATAGGAGCTAGTGCTTCCCCCGGCTCTGTGACTGTAAGTGCCGGTTCCCCCGTAAGGTATAACTCCGGCAACACAGGTTCCGGCGGTCCTGCTGGGTACGCTGTTCGGGCTACATCAGGAAATTCGATTGTTTGGGTAGCCTTCGGCACCCGACTAGGCGCGATACTGTCTTCATAGAGGTAACAAAATGCACACGAAAAACGTGAAGTTTCGTATTCACTCGGTCGATACAGAGAACGGGAACTGTCTGGTTGAGTATATCAACCCGTATGGTCCTGTTGTTCTCGGCCTCGTTAAAGAGGAAGATATGTTCGAGGAAATTCAGGTGCAGGACGGGGTAGACGACAAGGGGAAACCCGTCATCGTTACCAAGAGAACCCCGCACCCGAACCCAAACGGGAATATGACGTTGAACGTCAACATCCCCGTGGAAGTCATCGACGGGGAAAAGAAATACATAGCAAAGGATAAGCTGCTTGAGTTTATTGCTCGATCTGCCCCAACGCATGTGTTTGAAATGGAACAGCAGCGTCTTGAAGCAACACCCACCGATGATCTAGCCGATCTTGCGTCAACGGAATATGATGTTGACTTGCAGACACCACCCCCGCCGACGATAAACGTACAGGAACCGGAAGTCCCTGTTGACCCGAGAAATCAGGAAGCGGTTGCTATGGCGCGAGCGCATTTCAAGAAGACCAGTAGAAAGGTTTAACGACTATGGATACGCCAACATTCGGCACTAACTTCAAGTGGTCAGTACCCCACTCGTACGATGATCTGTTTGCTATGTCGTCTTTCTATGACGCGAAAGAGGGGGAATACCTCGAACTGTACGACAAGGAGGCCGTTCCGGGCGTCGTACAGTACGGTAAGACCTATCATCCAGACTACCATTGCTTGATCCGCGCGGCTTCAAACTATTTCGGCATTGCCGGAAAGGTAATGTCTTCTTTCTTTTGGGAGGAAAGCCAAGACGCCGACATTGAGTACCTGCAAGCCAATCTCGACAATGCCCCGCTTCCTTACGAGGAATACTGCGAACCGCTGTTGTTCGATTTCGACAATCGCGTCATTTCTCGGGTGCTTGACTTGACCATACGTCCGAAAAATGTATGGCTGCAAAACACTGTGCCGTGGAACTTGGATATGCGATCCCGCTTCGAGGCATACGAAGACGGCCTCGCGTTGGCCTGCATCCTTAGCCCGTCAATTCGGGAATGGAATGACAAGATAATAATTCTCGAAAAAGGGAATGAAATCGAAATCACTAAAGACGAGGGTTGCCGGACAACCTACGTGATCCCGTTCAACAACGATGTTTTCTGTAATGACGCCCCGCTAAATCGTATGGAAGCGGCCAATTTTACGGAAAGTGGGACGGTCAAGATAACCGCGATCAATGAAACCGTCATCGCGTGGCGCACACAGCTACCGGAGGGGCAACATGCGTGGTAACTCTCTTATGACTTTTGCCGGTCTTCTTCGGGCTTGGCGCGATGCGCTCACATCTTTGTGGCACATTTTCCGCACAGGGGACGGGAATAGTGTAGACGCCATATTCGTGTATGGCGGGACGGCGATGCCGTTCTTTGCCCCGCGTTTTATCAAGAAACTCTTGCGGGACAGTTCCACGGCTCGGAAGCTGCTGACAGAGCAAGAGTGCAGTCTTGCCAAGTTCCTTTCCAGCGCCCGCCTGACAAGAAACATTTACGACCGACACTCTCTTGGGGAAGCCTACAGTGAGTTTGTTTCTAGGTATGGTTACGACCCCGACAAGGATTTTCATTCTCTTGTCAATAAAGGAACGCAAGTTGACCGTAAGTGGTTTCGTGGGGATGTTCCGTTCCGCATCGAGGGGAAAAGGTTTTTCGATCAAGTGGCGTGGCAGCATGACTTGATGCACGTTATTTCAGGGTACGAGTCGGACCCGCTCGGGGAAGCCGCACTTCATGCGTTCCTTGTCCCACAGCTTCCAATTCCCGCGCCGTTCTTGCTGATGGTTGCGCTGGGGTTGCACTCGATACCGGAACACGGTGTCCGTCATGTTCTTTCCGTCCTTTGGGAAGCCTACAGGAACGGAAAGAGTGCATCGCAGCTATTCGACGTTGAGTGGCACTATTTCCTCGGGGCGGAAATGGCCGTTGTACGATCCGCGTTCTTTGTTAAAACCCCCAAGAAATATCTACCGCCAGCCAAGAGGAATATGGCTTATGTTTGATAACATTCGATCAATGGCTTACGCCTTCTACATGCAAGGGGTGTTCACCGTAGCACACCAGCTACCGGCTTCCGCGCTTGCGTGGTATCTCGGCTCCACGATCCTCTGGTGCTATGTCGCCTTCTTTGTGGTGTTACAGCTTCTCGACGCCCGCAGCCGGTATATCGAATATCGCATCATTCGGGATGATCTTCGGGGCCACCCGATAGGGTCAACGGATTGGTATAGAAAATCTAAAAAGTGGATGGACGCACAGAAACATGCGCCATGCCGCCGCGCGGCGACCGGAGCGGCTATCGGAGATATTCCGTGGTCTAGGCGATACTACAGGGATGATCTTGGTTATAGGTGGTATCACCTTCTCCCCGACAATTTCTTTCGCAGGGCCATGACGTTGAGCTACTGGAAGGCCGCGATCTTCAAGAAATACCGTTAGCAAACGTTTGCTAACGTGTGCCGTAACCGTACCGGCATAAGTACGGCTATAATAAGGAGAGTAAAATGACAGTTGGTAAAGTCCTCGCACGGTTTTGGTGCCAAGACATCCGCCATTCAGCGTCACAGGCGCGCAAACCCGGTTCACAGGATGAACCGCAAAGTGCAGAAGTGACACTTCGTCCCGTTTACGGGGATGAAAACAAGCCGTGGTCGCAGTACACACCGCAGGGCGAAATCAAGATGCTGATTACGAACCCGGCAGCGGTTGAGTTTTTCAATATCGGTGAGACGTACGATATTGCGTTCACGCCAGTAACTTCCCCGGACGATTAATCTAGCAAACGTTTGCTAACGCTGACTGAAACGACGACTTTCCCTCTGTGAGTGTGCGTGTTATAGTCGCTCACAGAGGGAATTAATCACCAGCCGCCTTATCGGCCTATCGCGTTCCCGAAATCGTAAAAAGCGAAACGAAGCGATAGGGAACATGGCACCCCAAGACCTAACATTGACGCTGTTCGAGCGTATCACGCAGGAAGCGGGCATTACGTCCAGCGTTCTATTCCTCGTGGCGCTTGGGGCATCCTTCCTGTACTATCTTGAGCGCAAGGATCGCAGAGAGGCATGGAAGGCGTACAACTCCTTGCTGAAAGAGAGCATCAGCGTGCAACAGCAACTCACTGGTGTTATCCGTGCGCTTGAGACACGTATTCAAGGCTTGACAACCTATAGCGGTAAGTAACGCGATGAAGCGGGCTATGCAGCAACTTATTGGCTCAATAAAGAAGCATGTAGAAGATCGCCGCGAAATGCGCGATGATCTTCGCCCGTCTCGTTTAATGGAACAGAGACACGAAGAAAAACGGGCTAACCTTATAGGGGCGCTCGACAGCCTTCAAAAAACTCTTTCGAGTAGTGGAAAAGTGCGATGAACGAATGGATACTGCAAACGCTCTACGCACCAGTGCAAGTGAATGGTATTTTCGTTGTGTTGGCGTATTCGTATTGGACGTGGGTTCTGTTGCGCGACAAACTTAGTCAACACCATCTGTTCATGCTGATAGCCGGTATCTCCATCATGTTCTTTGTGAATATGGCAGAGAACACCTATTTCTGGTATATGTCGGTTGTCGGACTGACGCCTGATAATTACGATCTTTGGTTCTTGGTCGGGATGAAAGTCGGCTATGCGTTGGGGGGCTTTATGCTCCTTTACGCATTTGTGAGGGCATTGGGGAAAAAAAGCTGGATGGTGGTCTATCTTGCCGCCTTCTTTGCGTGGCTTATAGCCCGCTCGGCCTCTCAAATCATGTAGGTGACTTATGTTCCAGAAACCGAAAAGACAAGTTACGAGAGTTTTTGTTCACTGTTCGGCGTCTGACCTCCCACAGCACGATGACGTGTCGGTTATGCGTAAGTGGCATACGGACCCGCCGCCTGCTGGCAATGGGTGGTCGGATGTTGGATACCACTTTTTCATCAAGAAAGATGGAACGGTGCAGAGTGGGCGACCGCTCGAAGTAACACCTGCCGCACAAGCGGGGAATAATACAGGCACCATCGCCATATGCCTGCACGGGCTTGTCAAGACGAAATTCACCGAGGCGCAACGTACCAGCCTCGTGAAACTATGTGGGGAGATTGACGACGCCTACGGACCCGGAAAGGTGACTTTTCACGGGCACTGTGAGGTAGCTGCCAAGGCTTGCCCGGTCATCGACTATGTTGCGTGGTTATCGCTCGACAGTTTCGGGCGTATGGTGCGTACGACAGAACCCGCAACGTCGCTTACAACTACGGAGAAAAAAGAATGTCAGCCTTTCGAGCCATTGCCGCCTATACCGCCCTCTGCTTACTCGCCTTCTTCGTCTGTATCCTTGCCGCTACAGGAGTCCTTGCCGACACAGCCGTCAGCGGCAACGCAGTACAGCCAACTCAAGTCATCGACTTTTCCCCCATCATCAGTCAAGTCATTCTGGCAATCGGCGCTGTCTTTGCTGCGCTCGCTACTTGGGCGACAAGGTGGGTGATAAATAAGATCAAGTCGTCAACGTCGCTTGACCTCACGCAGCAGGAACACATCATCCGGGGTTACGTGACTTCGGCCATTGACAATGCGGTTCTCGCCGCCATCGAGAAGACGACAAGCCTTGACTGGACAAAACTGTCCACGAGAAACGAGCTTGTCGCTACGGCGGTGAACCACATCATCAACGCTGTTCCTGACGGCCTCAAGGCCCTCGGCATCGGGGATCGGGATACGTTGGAAAACATCGTCCTGTCCCGCTTGTCCAAGTACGACACGTCCGTTGGAACGTGGGACGACGACGATCAGGAACAGTTGCCTCTCGGCAATACCCTCAATAACGAGAACAGACCGGCCTAGAATGTACAAGGTTTTCCTCGACTTATTGGCCGCGTTCTTTGCTGCGTTGCTTGGACAAGTGAACACTTATCTCGAACAGCGCAACAGGGACGCGGCCAACATTTCTGCGGGGGCGCAATATGCAGAACTCAAAGGCGTCAAGGACGCACTTACTCGGGCAGGATACGCCTCGGAAATTGATAACGAGGTTGCCCTTGCTTCTGGCGATCAGCTTATTGACGAATTGCGCCGTATTAGGCCAGCCCCAAAGCCTTCCGGGGACGCCGACAAACGGATGTGAATGGGTAGAACCCATTTACTTGTCAGATGAAACCTTGCAATTCCTTGGCAATAACATTCTCGTTCCGGGGCCAAGGAATGACGTTGAGCAGATAGCTTCGCACAACCGCAAGTATCAGAAATTCTGCTTTGAAGGAGAAGAAAACAATGGTGACTAAACCTATGCCTCCCGTCAGCTTGTACGGGCAACCCCTCAATGTCCTGCATCCCCGCGATGACGGGGCTTTCAAGGAAAATGTGACGAAGGATGCTGTCGTTGTTGTTGGCCCGCTCCCGTCGCATGTTGCCGAAATCTTTTCGACGGAAGACACCTACTACTTGGTTACTGATAACCCCGAATTGGACTCCAAGGACGGTGAATGGCACTTCATCGGAGCGAATGAGCGTCTGGCGCGTTCTTTGCTGTCTCGGGGC